GCCTTCTCTTGGTAACAAGCCCAACTGATCCGAAATATAATCTTCATCGTAACTTAGATAATAACGAATGGCTTTTGAACTCATTCCTGATTTCTTCATATATTGAGCCATCAAGTTGATTAGTTCATTCTCTTTTTCTGGACTATATGTTATACCATCATTAGCCATCATTTGACCAATTTCGTTGTTGCCTGCATCTTCGTTAGTCTGGCCTCCTGATTTAAGTCTGCCGTCAGTTTCTGCTGAACGTAGCAGTGCGGCGCGGTCTGCATAGCTACCACGTTTAACATCTTTGGCAGCATCTTTCTCGCCCTGTGTAGGATTCTTAACATGCTTTAATGGATCAAACTTTTCAGCTGCGCCTTCTTTGGTGTTTCGTACAGCATCTGCAGAATCACCAGATGCTGCTTTACGTTGATACGCAGGAACATTAACTGGGTTCTTTGTATCTAGATCTTTCAAACGATCCTCAATACCTTCTCCCATGCCTTCTTGACTCATATCAGGATATTGAGACATGATAGTTGAGCCGTCTAACTTACCAGCACTTGCTGGGTAAATGGTCATGAATGGTGGGTTTACAAATGTATTTTTAGAAAGAGCATGTTTAATTACTTCTTCTGCTCGGGCACGACTTGTAGGTTTTGTTCTTTGTACAATTGCTTGACCCGAACGGTTATGTTGCACTACGCAGGCAACATACTCCTCATTATCTTCCTCAGCTTCTTCTGATTCACTGATGAACTTTTTGTATTGTGCAAATAGATCTGATACTGCTTCGTTCATATCTGCGTATGCTTTTGGCATGTTGCCATCCATACGATCGCCTTGCCCCGGTTGATTCTCTCGGCGTGCAAATTCATTTGCATCAAACTCATTCTTTTTATTAGGGTCAGCTGGGCTGTTGTCATACTGCCCTTCATCTGTCTCTTCTTGGTCTTTTTCCATTTCATGATCTTGCATGTCATGGTCGCCATCATGATCACGATCTAAACCGGCAATACCGTCATCTTCACCATCCATTGGATTTAATCTATCGATAACACCACGCATTGTATCAGCTGGAGTTTCGTCTCCAATTACTGGTTCTAATGTTTGTGGCTCAGCAACAACGGTAGGTTCTTCTGCATGTTGAGCACCCATACCTGCTAAAGACATAATATCTTTTAATAGGGTACCTAATTCTTCGCCACTGCCGGCTGTCATGTTGATAGTAGCAGGAGTACTTGGACGATCAGAAACCATCGATGGGGATTCCATCTCCATTCCTATGCCTGGCATAATGCCACATTCGGCTACTGCATTTTCTTTAACAATGTTAGGATTAGCAGAATCTAATTCGGCCAAACGTTTCATTACGTCGATCATATTCATCATATTATTTCCTTGTAGGATTGTAGTCCGATTGCTTTAGCAGGGTCTGTGTTCCTGCAGGACTATCTGTATTAAATTTGGCAGTACCAGCGGATGGAATTTCTTCGCCGCGTTCCTTACGTTGTAATTTAAGAATATCATTCAATTCTTTTACAAAACCAGTGTTATATTTGTCGCCATAGTAGTCTTCAAATTGAGGATTACCTGCTTCTTTGTAGTCAGGATCATTTAACAAAGCACCTTCACGCTTAGTTGGTTCTTGGTGCTGATATTCTTCGCTAGGCTCACCTGGTCGACGAACAACTAATCGATCTTTTCCAATTCTTAGTTCAGCTGTTAGATATTCTGTAAGTTCTTGTTGGGTAGTTGGATAGTCTAACGATACTTCGTAGATATTAACTTCGCAGTTTTTAACTTGCGGAAAGTCTAATGGAACAGATTGGATTGGAGTAGTGGATTTCTTAAAGTCTTTAAGATCCTCGCCAACTGTATAACGGCCCAGCAATGCTTTCATTGCTGTCTCTTTTTCAAGAGGCATGTCACTAGCGATTTTGATTCTAAAATCGTAACGCTTTACTGACTCGTTTAGATGTTCTTTGAATGATTTCATAGTCAATTATTTATTCATATTCTTAAGTTTTTCGAGAATACTATTTCGATCTGTGACAATATATCCCTCGCCTTCAACTGTTCCATTACCGTCACCGCCGCCATTTTTCTTATCAATAGCTAACTTTTTTAACTGTAAGTCCACCATTTTTAACTTTTTGTCAATCTTGTTAGTTTTAGCAGTAATGGCTGCGTTCATCATTTGTGCTGCAATTTCAAACATTCTAGAACCGTATCTTGGTTCAACATTCATACCCAAATCCATTAGATCGTCGTAGGCCTGTTCTGCTTTGTTAGCCAGTGCATCCAACTCGCTGTCGGCCATATCACCCAACCCCTTAACACGGGGTAATGCAGATGCAATTTTGTCAAATTCTTCTAATTTGTCTTGTAGGTCAATTGTAGCTACCGGTTCTGCGTCAACAGGCTTTGCTTCTACAAGTGATTCTGTAGATTCGATGTTTAGTAATTCTTCTAACTTTTTTGTCATACTATTACTTATTATGTATTTCGTCCATTATGGAAAATATCATGTTCGTTTAATATACGGAATTTGATACCTTGATTCCTACACCATATACTAGCTGCTGCCCACTTGGCCTGATTCTTAACAAACTGTGCTTGATTATAAGGATTCTTGCCTACCTTTTCTAATATCTGTTGATTGGCAGGTTTTACTTCCCATAACTCTGCATGTTTCCGTTGATTCCTATCAACAAATGTCACTAAGAAATCTGGAACATATACAGATTGTTTTCCTGTTAACGGATCTCGATATGGTATTTTTATTGGTTCGCTAGCCCATTGTTGGATTGACGGATTCTCATCGCACATACGCATGACTGCAACTTCCCAACCACTTCGATAAATTGGAGCAGTTGATCCTACATATTTTTCGGGATACTTTAACTTATAAGCTCCCCTAGAAAACTTTAAGCTCATGCAAGTATGTTTCGTGCAATTTCAGGATTAGGGCGAAATGGTTGTGCGTACCCTAGGCTACTAGATTTAAATCTGTTGTAGTTTAAAATTTCAGAAACAATTGCAGATAACTGTACTGTATCAACACCTTTTAGTGTATCTAAGATCTGCATGGGATTATATCCATCTTGCATCGCTTGTCTAATGATAGTAACTGCAATCGATTCAGCTGCTACTTCTCCAAAGTCTCTACTTGTAAAGAATCCCTTCATAGCGGCCAGCACAGTTGCATTTATTTCAACTGGCTGTGTACCGTAAGCATCAAATGCTTGGACTGTTTGATTCTGACTAGAAGAATTAACGGGAATATTAGAATAATTTTGATTCATGATTAACCTCTTGGGGGAAATAATATTGCAGCAGGATTAGCTCTAATTTTTCCATCAACACCAGTGTTAAATGCTTTAAAGATATTAATGCCTACACCACCTGGTAAATTAAAGACGCCTGTTGCAGTATCTGGACTCGGTGGATCTGCATATTTTCCCGGAGAACTTGCTGTTAACGCACCCAACGACCCGCTGGCAATATTATATGCGCCTGCCTTGGTGCGTACAATACCATTTGTATTAACATAATTTTTAACAAGGGCTTTACCTATGTTAAACAATGGATTTTCAGAATTGTAACTACCACCTACCTTACCAAATACTTGTTGAGCCCCCGGTTTATCGAATCCTGTTCCTTGTTTAATGTAAGTTGGATTGTTGATTGGATTGCCAGCAATAGACAACGGACTAGGCGTTTTGTCATAATACACTGATGTAAATCCAGGAGGATTTGTTTCAGGAACAATACTACCGTAGTCGTATAATACATTTTCAAATGATACTGACATTCTGTTTTGTAATGTTCTGTTGCCGTCAGCTTGATTTAATGAGTCATGCGACCATTCTGTAATTTTAGGATTAACTAAAGTTATTTTTGTAAAATTTTGTTGATGCAAAGAGTATACATCTACTGATGTTATAAAAGATTCTTTAATACCACTATCATAAACACCATATTGATAATCGGTGCTACCATACTTTGTATTCGAAAAAGATACAGGAAGGCCGTTTCTTGACTGGTTGCCCGCTGCCGGAGTACCGTAATTACTATCTGCAAAATAATGCTTATAGTAGTTAATCCATAGTTTATTAATAACATCTATGTTGTCATCATGGAATTCAACACTAATTGGATTATAAGTTAATTTTGTTTGTACTACAGTTTTTCTATTGTATTGGTTTACAGTTTCTGTGGCAATGTTAAATTTAGGAAGATCAATTTTCTTTACTAAAAGACCTACATCGAGTGATCCAGTATTTTTCCATGTTTCGTCGAGGATTGCATCTTTGTTAAGATTGAAAACAACATAATAAAGAAACGCAACTTTTGGAGAGTACGCATACTTATTACTGTGATACAATCTATCAGCATGTTGATAATCTTTTAGATTAGGATATCCACTAAGGTACCCTGTTGAAGACAAGAAATTGTTAAATGCGTTGCTCATGCAAATATTTAGTCAAATAAAAAGCCCAGGTATTAAGCTGGGCTTGTTTATTGTTAAATTTAATATTAACCTGTACTTAGACCTTGTGCGCCTGCTGGACGTACAACACGACCAACATCTAGACCAATACCAGTAGCTGTTCCGCCAGGTGCATCTAGTTGGATTGCATTATCATAAGTGATAGTCAGTGCAATATCCATTGGGTTAGTTGCATCGCTATAGTCACCGCCTTGATAAGTGGCAGTTTTGATAAAGCAACCTAAGAATTCAAAACTTTCTAGTGTAACTGGTTCAAATGCACCGTTGCCACCGTCAAGAATTTCAACACGCATTCTGAACTTATAATCGATACCGCTAGCAGCACCGCTTTGTTCAAAGAAGTCGAATTGCTTCTGTAGTTGTTCACCAACCTTGCGGCTAACAATGCCGGATGCATCATCACGGACTGTTAACTTAGCATCGGTGAAACTGTGTTTGCCCAGTAGCTTTACTGTACTGTTATATACAGGTAATTTAATTTCGTCAAAAGTAACTTCGGGGCGGGTTACGTTCATAACTTGCTTGGTTAGTTCTGTAGATTGTACGCCGCCTACACCAAAGCTGTCTAGTGTAACACGGAAGCGATATTTCAGCTTTGGCATCAACAGACCTTGAGAGGACGAGTCTTGGCGCCCACTCAACGGTACTGTAAATCTTGATAAACTTGCGATTGGCATGTGTAATGCTCCTTATTCTTTGTTATTTACCTATTATAGGCCCTTGGCAATATCACCAGTATTCTTGATTCTCAATGGAATATAGATGTACTCGACTGCCTTGACTGGCTCGATAGCAATATCTAAATACAACTCGTTTCTATCAATTCTAGAAGGTGTGTTGTTTGTGGTATCGCAAACTACAGCGTAGTCGTATAGGGCACGTTGTCCTACTAATTCTAACAATAGGCTTTCAGCAGCCGCTTTAATTTCACGGCGTGTCTGTGCATCGTTAGGTTCAAACAAGAATGGTCTTGCAAGAATGTCTAACTGTCTACGCAAGTAAATTACTAAACGACTGACGTTAATTCTATCTAATGCACTAGCGTTTTTAGCACGAGTGCGTTGACCATATGCAAGAACACCAACACCTGTTAGTGTAGCAATCGGGTTGATTGCAACTTTAGGATCTTGTAATACATCTCGCAGACCTTGGTGCAATGCAACTGTCTTAAATTCACCTTCCATAGTAATGTAACCAACACTAGAAGCATTGTCAACACCACCACGACGTGTACCAGCCGGAGCAAACCATGGGTAGCTCTTTGCATCGCTATTAATGATTGTGCGCAACATCATATGGCTTGGAGGAACAACAATGTTGTTGCCTGTTAGGTCATTTGTATAACCACTTGGGTAATACATGGCCATATACTCGTCATGACTTGTACCGCCGTCGTCACCATTGTCTGCTGCGCCAGCAGTGTTCATACCCCAAGCACTTAATGCAGTACCTGTTGGCTCTAAACGGAATGGTGTATCACCTAATACAAATGCTGTTAACCCACGATCTGTGTTTAATGCAATCATGTTCTGAATAGCTTCTGGATAACCAGGTGTTGCCATCAAATTAAATCCTAATGTATCACTGTCACGTACCGCTGCGTTGTTGTCGATTAAAGCCTTGAACGCTTGGACAACTTGTTGTCGTTGAGCCATTCTACCAAACAATGGACTACCATCTACCGCTGTAGGATGCTGTGAAACCCAACGATCAGCATTATAGCCGGCCATTGATGCATTGTTTTGACGTGGGTTTTTTGCATTTTTATTGATATATCCTGATACGTATTTCTTAACTGTAAATCCGCTACGACGAGTATTCCATAGACGTGTGCCTTTTGGATGTAGTGCTGGATCAGGTGCGTCTGGATCTAAATAGCTGCTATTTAATAATGCACTAATTATTGCAGGCTCAGTAGCTGCGCCACTTGTTCCCCAACGTGCATCGGCAAATACCCAACCGTTTGGTGTAGATTGATCTGTTGGATCTTGTTTAATCCATCCGGCGGTAGTACTGTAAACATAAATGTTTTGACCATACATGTCCATGTCGCTGGTATCAATCCAGATATCATTATCAACTAACGCACCTCCTTGACTATTGCCGGTTGCGGCAGCTGGTTCAGTTGCACTAATGATTGGGCCATTAAGGTCAGTGCTTCCAAATTGGGTACGGTAACCTACCCAGGTAGTTCCATTATGATAAAGAATATCTGCAAACAAATTGGTATCATACCATAACTTACCATCTGCTGGAGTTGTATAAGGAGCAGCACTTCTTGCCTCATACACTAATGGCTTCCAAGTTGTAGCAATGTAATCAAATGAATCATATACTGGTGCAGCTGATAAGTTAGCAGTATTTGCTAGTGTGAATAAAGTAGCCAAAGGTGTGCCAGTGCCGTCTTTTAATTCAAATGCACCGCCAGCAGTATGAGTCATTGTTAATATATTTGCATCATCGTCCCATGTCGCAGTAATATATGTTAATCCCTGAGACGATAAAGCAGCAGGAACTAGAGACCCTAATTCAATGCCCACTGTTGGGGTAAACAATGTTACTGTTTTAGTTGCTCCCCATGTTCCTGCTAAGGTTGTTTCTCTAACAGTAAACGTAGCTGTAGTATTTACAGTCAACTGAATTGAGTTTGCACTACCAGTAATGCTGGTAGTGCCGCTGGCAGATTTTCTCCATACTTTAAAACTTGCTTCTGTAGAGTTGTTAAAATCAGATTCTACAAATAGTGTTCCAACTGCAATATTTTTACCGCCACCTGTTGCATCAAATGCAAAGTTTGCAGATGCAACACTGTCATAGATAGGTGCTGTTACAGTTGTCCAAGACTGGCTTGAACTGTTATACAATTTAATAGACCAGTTAGCACCGTTAGATGGTGTAGTAGTTGTAACCCAAACACTACCGGTTGCTGTACTACCGTTAAAATTAGGGTATGTATAGTGCGGACTGATCTGTAATGATTTTCCATTATCAAATGCGGTATATACAGGAGACCATGTGTTATCTGCTCTTTTGTAATACAATTCATTAGCATTAGCGGTAGTAACTCGCATACAGTAGTCGCCGATATTTCCAACAACCGGTGTTGGTGTATATGCATAGAAATATAGTGCAGGAGAGTCATCGTTTAGTACTATAGGAGTCTTAGCAGTAAATGCTTGTGTGCTAGAATTCCATTCTTTTACACCAAACACGCTAGCTGCTGTATCAACCCAATATGTACCTGCTACAGGGCTACCTACTGGAACTGTACTAGTAGGTGTAAGATCAGCTAGGTCTAAATCAGCACGAACAATATATGCACGAGAGCTTACACCTAATGAGCTGTATGCTGCTTGCAATCCATATTCGTTTTGTTCGCTGCCGTGTTGTGGGTTGCCGCTAGCATCTGTAGGGAACAACGGAGTTCCAAATGTGTCTGTTAGATCACGTTGGCTAGTGATCAACCAAACTTTACCAGCATTAGCGGCTGTTGTTCCTAGTGCGGTTGTTCCGCTAGGATTCTTTTTATCTTGTTTAGACGCTACAAATAATACAGGCACAGTGCCCGGTGCAGACGGAGTATAGAAACTCTCGTCGATTACATTTACTTGTACGCCTGGTGAATTCAATGTTGCCATTTTTTTGTCCCCTTAATGGATTACTTGAATTATTTACCATAAAGTGAATAAAAACCCAGTGTTAAATACACTTGAAAAGGGCACTAAAAGGGCGGGGTATGAGAGATTTATGTAAAATTTGCGGAGCTAGGCCGGTAGCAATCAATTATTACAAGGAAGGTAAGCCATTCTATAGGTCTAAATGCGACCACTGTGCTAATCAACGTGAGGAAGGCAGACCACTATGGACCATTGCAGGCTATAAGAAAAAAGCCGCGTGTGATAAATGCGGCTTTGTTTCTAAATATCAAGAACAGTTTAATGTATTCTACGTTGACGGTGATCCTACGAATTGTAGGTATACTAATTTAAAAACTGTCTGCGCCAACTGTCAGCGTATATTGCATAAACTTAAATTGCCCTGGCGCCAGGGAGATCTAAAACCTGATTTTTAACCAAGCAAATCTAATACAATTTTTGTACTGAAGGGGAGGTCCTGGCTCGGCAACAAGTTTTCTATCTGCGAATATAAATCATCAATAGTGGTATCGTTGAGTACAATGTGATCAATATCACCACCTACCCATGCTGTTTCACTAGCGTGAATTCCTAATTGTTCTATTCTAGTTTTAGAAATCATCCAGTTCATATTATGGTCGCCGTCGTTCATATTAACAGCATCCTGATACCATTCGGGATCATTACCTCGCTTGATACGTACTACAATGCCGCCTGCATTATGAATAGATTGAATCTCATTAGGAAAACGTACATCACTGATAACAATATTATCGCCTGTTTTACGCATTTTGTTTTCTACAGATGCAATCCAGATATCATCGTGGAAGCCTTTACGGCAAACTTCTGTACCCCAGTATTGTAAGACCCATCGTGGAGTTAATTTGGGCATGTTAAGACGTTCTGCCCACCATGCGTCAACTTCTTCCCTCCACGCACGGGCTTCTGCGGTGCGACCTTCTAGCAGGGTACGATCCCAACCAAATACGTTTGCGACAGCATCTTTCAGTGTATTAGCGAAACTGTCTCGCCTAAATCCATGAAAATTAACCAAATAGTCTGCGGCTGTGTCTTTTCCTGCCGATATGAATCCAACAAATCCTACAATCATAGCATCTCTCCAAGCGTGATGCTTATAATTATATTACGTACAGATTACAGTGTCAATAACTGAATTATCCAGTGACCCAGGTCAAGGGAGTCCCGCCCTCTTTGTAATTTACTAGATCTAACTCTAAAATATCCATTTCAGCTTTGCCTTCAGATTTCATAGCAGTACCGTTAAGAGTAGTGCCGCCTTGCGGGCTAGCAATTTGACTGAATTTTTCACGAGCTTCTCCCAGCATGATTTTGCATGTTGCCAGTGAGTAGTCTTTTAGCCATTGATTGGCCAAGGGGTCCTGCAGCAGATTGAAATCCGGTCTATAGTTGTATAACCATACAAGGACTTCTTCCTCACTTCTAGGTCTCTGCATCAGGGTCAACTTCTTGGTTGTTTTGTTAAACGTGAAGTTGATGTCGGCTCCGAACATTTTGCCCACTTGTTTTTGGTAGCTTGCAAAGGCGTAGTAAGTGGCTAGGCCACCCATGTTCGTTGAAGTTAATAAGTATGTATTTGAATAAGCAAGGTTGAACGGCTCGAACAATGTTCCGCCTTGCCCGCCACCTGACCTAGAACCAATGCTGCGTCTAAAAATCTGTCGAACGGCCATAACTTCTGATGGTAAAACATAGTCGTTTTTGTCAACCTCTACCATTAAAAATCCAAAACTTTCTTCTACAGCATTGCTACTTCTTTGACGGAACTTGTTTAGGGCTCTATCAATAGCAGTATTGTAATGTGCAGGATCTAATTCTATATCGATCATACCATCGCCCAGCATGAGCTTGCAGTAATCGATTACTTTTTGGCGTTCGTTTTCGTTCTCGGTCATATCAATATTTAGCGATAAATAGAATACTATGCCGAAACTCTCATTATACAAACCAGAAAAAGGTGCCGATTTTAGATTTATAGATCGTGCAATCTTTGAACAATTCCAAGTAGGCGGAACAGATGTCTATCTGCACAAGTACCTGGGAGCAGTAGATCCATTAGAGGGTGAGAGTAGCCCTACCAAACCTGCCAATGTAAGTGAAAAAGGCGAGTTGGGAATACAGGATGTCTTGTTCATGGAGAACAGAGATCGTCATTATGAGCCCGATGTCTATACTATTCGTGGTATCTATACTTTACAAGATATTGATTTTAATTTAAGTCAATTTGGATTGTTTTTACAGAACGACAATATTATGATCAACTTCCACTTACGTGGTTCTGTGGATGCACTGGGACGAAAAATCATGGCAGGTGATGTAATTGAATTGCCTCATCAGAAAGATGAATATGCGCTAGACGATGCACTAGTAGCATTAAAAAGATTTTATGTAGTAAGTGAAGTTAGTCGTCCAGCAAGCGGATATAGTGTCACATGGTATCCACATTTGGTTAGGGCCAAATGTGCTCCACTAGTCGATACACAAGAATTTAAAGAGATACTCGACCAAGATAGCGGTGCAGGAGACGGTAGTACCCTACGTGATCTAATGTCAACATACAAAAAGAGTATTGAAATCAATGATCAAATCATTGCCCAAGCACAAGAAGATGTGGGTAAGAGTGGATATACAACTAATCAGTTTTTTGTTATACCTACTAGAGAAGATGGAAGTGTTGATGTTGCAGATGTTAGTTCAACTAACGATGATGTTAGCATTACAGATCATTCACTAGATGCCAGTATCGTGTTAAGGAGTCCGGACAGGGATCTGTATGTGGGCTACTTAACAGGCGACGGTATGCCACCCAATGGTGCTCCGTTTGGTCATGGAATAAGTTTTCCGTCAAATCCTACCAAAGGTCAATTTTATCTTAGAACAGATTATTTGCCTAATAGATTGTTTAGACACGACGGAAAACATTGGATAAAATATGAAGACAATGTTAGAATGACCACTAATACATTAGGTGATGGTCAAACTACTGATCCTACTAAAGTTAGAAGAACACAAAAAGCAAGTTTTGTTAATAATACAAATACTGCAACAATTGCTGGACAAGTTATTCAAGAACGTCAGGCATTAAGTCAAGTATTGAAAGCAAAGGCAGACAACTAAAATGGATTATTTTTACGATTCGCAAATTAGGAAGTACCTAACACAATTCATGCAAATCATGAGCAACTTTGCCTATAAAGATGCTAAAGGTCAGTTAGTACGTGTACCAGTTCGCTATGGAGACATGAGCAGACAAGTCAGTCAGATACTTAAAAAGAATAGTGAAAACGCTATTCCCAGTGCTCCGTTTATTTCCTGCTATATTAAAGATTTTCAATATGACTTAACTAGATTGCAGGACCCTACATTTGTCAGCAAGGTAAATGTAAGAGAACGTGACTTTGATGAAGTTAATAATCAATACTTAAACACACAAGGTAATAATTATACCATTGAAAGAATTATGCCTAGCCCGTTTAAACTGGCATTTGCCTGTGACATATGGACAACAAATACAGAAATGAAATTGCAAATTATTGAGCAATTGGTAATATTTTTCAATCCTAGTTTTGAAATACAAACAACTGACAACTATATCGATTGGACCAGTTTGTCTGTTGTCACATTAGACAATGTCACATGGAGTAGTCGAACAGTTCCACAAGGTGTAACTGAAGATATTGATATTTGTTCAATGACATTTAACACACCTGTATGGATTACACCGCCAGCAAAGGTTAAGAAATTAGGAATCATTACTAAAATCATTTCTAATATATTTGCCAGTGGTGCCCAAGGAACAATTCAATCAGAATATAGCACCGTAGGTACTGCTGAAATGTTTGAAAACATCAGTCCGGATGCTACTATTACAATTACACCAGGTAATTATGATTTGCTTGTCCTAAATAATACGGCAAGATTAATTAATTCTCAACATGACACCAACGGAACAAATAGCACAGCATGGACTAGATTGTTAGATTTACATCCTGGAAAATTCAGGGCAGGATTGAGCCAATTAAGATTTACTCAACCTGCAGGTAATGACATCATTGCCTATATTAGTTTAAACCCTAGCGATGAATTTTCAATGGCGTTGAACATTGACCCCGACACTGTTCCGGGAAATACAGTCATTGCAGGTAGAGGAACAGTTGATGCTGTAATTAATCCTGAAACATATAATCCTAAAAATATAGTAATAGGCACACGCTACTTAATTTTAGAAGATATTCACAGCACTACCGAAGATGGACCTATTGCATGGCAACAACAGAACGGTGATGGATTTAGTGCCAATGCCAACGATATTATCGAATGGTCAGGAACACAGTGGGATATTGTATTCAATTCCACTGTAGCTACAGATGTTAATTACATAACTAATTCATATACAGGTACTCAATACAAATGGAGCGACGGTTCCTGGAGTAAAAGTTATGAAGGCATCTATGATGCAAGGTTATGGCGTCTAATTCTCTAAATCAAATCATTTGCAGCGGTGGTATTTTCCTTGCAAAAGACACCAAAAGGTTCTTGTTTTTGCTAAGAACCCAGGGTAAAACTGCGGGATCTTGGGGATTAGTAGGCGGTCGCAAAGAGCCCACTGACATTACTGCATATGATGCATTAACTAGAGAAATACAAGAAGAAGTAGGCAAGATTCCTACAATAAGAAAAACTATTCCTCTCGAATTATTTGTCAGCAACGATCAACACTTTCAATATAACACCTATGTGCTGTTAGTTGATCGAGAATTTATCCCTACACTAAATGAGGAACATGCCGGTTATGCTTGGTGTGATTACGATAACTTTCCCAAGCCCTTACATCGGGGTGTTAAGAACTCGTTCTCAAATAAAATTATTAAAGCTAAAATTGAGCTGTTGCTAGATTTAATCTAACAAACTGGGATTAAATGCATAAGTTCCAAGATGATGCAACTCTTGACTCAATGCTGTATCAACTTTAATAGTATATCCTGCGGCATTGATTTTTTGGCATAGATACATATCTTCACCCAAGAAGTCATTAGATTCTGGGCTCCACTGGAAATCAAACCAAGGCTTGCTAAGTTCTTCAAAGATACTGACTTTGGTTAATATGCACCCCATACCGATACCTTCAATAGGTACTAGGTCATCTTGCACATCAAAGGCCAACGGATTTTCCCAATCACCTATAGTTTCATAGGCAACCCCTTTGTAGGGTTTCTGTCTGCGAACATAGTTTGCAGCAACAACAGGTTCATTATGTTTTAGCAATCTAACTGCGGTGGTTGCGGGAAATACCATATCGCTGTCTAACCATAGCGCATAGTCTGCACCTAGTTCAACTGCTGAGGTAGCAAGTCTTTCTCGTTGGGTGAGTAATACTGTGCTGGCATCCATAAACACATGAGTGTCGATGTCGTTCATTGTATTAAATTTAACCAGCTCGGCCAGTGCAAGCGCATGGGCAGAATGCAGAGTATCCCTGCAAGGAATAAGAACTGCTAATTTACCTTTTTTACTCGACCAGCTGCTTGATGCAAATACTGATTGTTTTTTCATGTGCCTGCGACATCCATACTAAGTGTTTCACCTTTAACAACCAATCCCTGCACGGCATTGATTAAATCTTGGGTACGTTTAGCACATAGTATAAATTCATTAGGTGACAATTTGCAAGCGGTATTCATTGTTTCGAAGTTTATTTTTCCGCCAGTTAGGATTTCAATAGCACTGGTTCTGGCCAAATCTTCAATAAATTGATTTTTAGAGTCTTCATCAGGTCGTTCAATAAGTTCAAAACATTCTTCCTCATCAAGTTCTTCCAATAATTCTAAAAGATGCACTAGTTCCTGCTGTTCACTGACAGTGCCCTCAATTGATTGGAGTGTTTGTATTCTTGTTAAGAATGCTGCAAGTGTAGCGGGATTAGTCGTTCTGTCATAATATACAACAGTGTCTAATTCCCATTTGCTAGGGCTTGTGTTGATTTTTGATAATAGGTCTGTTATTTGTTCAGTTTTCATGTTATGCGTAAGGTCCGGTTTTGCCGCCGAATGTTGCTGAGAATTTAATTTGCGTACCAGCTGTCTGTCCAATACCGTAAGTGGCATTATTACCCAATACTGCACTTAGTTTAATGTTTTGACCACCGGCCGGAGCGTTACCAGCCGCACCCGGAGTTTGGTTAGTAAAGACTCGGTTAACTTGTCCAAATGATATCTGCGATCCTGTTGCGGGTAATGTTGCCATAAGTTTTCTCTAGCGGCCTCCTATTTATTGGCTAGGTTTTGTAGGGCCTGCGAGATCTGATTAATTTGTTGTTGCTGATCTTTAACAGCTTCAATTAACAAGGCTACAAGCTTCTCATATTTAACCACTTTGGTTCCATCTTCTCTTGTGGCAACAATTTCTGGTAATACTGCTTCAACTTCTTGTGCTATAACTCCGATATCGTGTTTACGTACAAAATAGCCGTCCTCACCGCCACGGCTTTGCATGTGCTCATCAGTCCAGTCAAATCTAACACCCCTAATCTGTTCTACTATACTTATAGGATTGCTGATAACATGGATATTTTCTTTAAGTCTACGGTCTGAACTGTAGTAGGCTGTGATTTCGTTAGTAGCACGTATTTCACCAGTCGTACCACTCGGTGCTGTACCAATTCCTAAGCTAACGGCCTGTAACCCACTAGCATTTAATATCATTGGATTAGTCATTGTGACAGCACTGCCTATTGCAACAGTTTGACTAGCACCTACATACCATTGGTGCGAGTTTCCAGCTTGTGTGTATGCGGCTCTAGTTAATGCTAATCCTGATGAGCTAAAAAATGCTCCTGTGCCCGCAGTGCTTGGGTATACTCCGTAACTTAATACTGGTCCGCCACTACTATATTCTGTGCCTAATACAGTGATTGCCCCAGTTCCGTATTGTCCCTGCATTAAAATAGAACCGTTGGTACTGGAAGCATTTCCAGCTACAATACTTCCGCTAACGTTTAATCTGTTAGTAAAACCAGTGTTTAACTGTGAAGCAGTACCTATTAATATATTTTGACTACCGTCTATATACATAGCAATTGTAGCAGACGTATATAATGACATTACATCAGTACTGTTATTATAGTTAATTAACCCATAAGGTCCAGATGCAGAGCCTTTACTAAACAACAATCCCATGCTGTTAGTTGCTGTGTTAGCTATTTCTAAATATGCATCTGTTGCGGCTGTGTTGTTTTCTATGTATACTGATGTAAATCCACCACCACGTTTAGAAGGTAAAGATGTTGTTCCTGCACCTAATACATGGAATTTACTACTAGGTACAGATGTGCCAATACCAACAAATCTTGTTGATGGATTAACTACAAAACTGCTAGTAGTATAGACTGTTTCGGCAGTAGCACTAGCATTATTACTATCAACAAATGTTAGATAATGACTGGCATTGGTAATTGTTGCCACCGTTTGTACTTGAGTACTTGTACCTACTGTTGCACTGCTTACTGGAACCCAAGTTGGTGCGGCATCGCCATTGCTTTGTAGTATTTGCCCAGCTGTGCCGTATGCAGTACCGCTAGTTCCAAAACTCACGCCGCCGTTGCTGGTAATGCGTAACTTTTCTGTGGCGGCTGCATCCATTGCTGAAGTATAAAACACCAGCCCCATTGCTCTGCCGTAAACATAAGTAGCAGGATCGGCATTGATACCGTATATACCAGATGTACTTAATCCTCCAGAACTAGTATAATCAACTGTTCTATTATTAAAAGTAATACCAGTACGAGCACCAAGAGCATTACTGGCACCGTCTGCAAGAGACTGCAATAAAATGTGATTAAGTTGAGTTGATGTTGTTAAGGCTGCAAATCTAATATCTAGTCTAGAATTTGGAGTAGTAGTACTAATACCCACGTTGCCGGTCATCGGATTAATAACAAAACTAGCAGTAGTATACACTGGCATATATGCGTTACTAGCATTGTTAGCACTTACAAAAGTTGGATAATAACTTGCATTACCTGTTTGTTGAACTGTTCTAACGTTGTCAGCATAGGTTGCACTACCTGCACTGACACCACTAGCTGATACCCAAGTAGGCGGACTACCGGTTCCGTTAGTTTGTAATATATATCCGCTGGTGCTAGCTGCTAAGAAAGCTGTGTTATCTGGTGAGCTTTGGTAAACAATAGACATAGCTGTTCCGCCTGCTAGGTTTACATCCATTGCCCCTTTGGTTCCGCTGACTACCTCACCTGTGATTGTGGCCGTGGTAATATAGGTAAAATAACCAGTAGTATCTTTATAACCAAAGAAACCTGTACTAGTAGAACCACTATTGTTGACCCATTTAAATGCAACACCACGATCTTTGTTATCGTCCGCAGTGGGTGCAGCATTACCAGCACCACCACCTAGCGTAATAATAGGATCTGCGATATTGGTAACTGTACTATCAACGATAGTCGTGGTACCTTGGATAGTCAAGTTGCCCGATACAACTAAATTGTTTCTTACAGTAGTAGTGCCGTTGTTACTAGCACCCATAATAATTGTAGTGGCCGCACCAGCAAAGTTAACAGTGGTTGCAGTTGTATTAATTAAATTATAAGTAGTTGCTAAAGTAGCGTGCGTACCGCCAACTTGAGTAATGGTTCCACTTAGATATAAATCGCCTCCTACACCAACACCACCTACTACTTGTAACGCACCTGTGTTAGTTGATACAGATGCAGTTGTACCAGTCAATGTCAGTGTGTTATTATATGTAGGAGCATTTGTTCCGTTACTAACCAAAACGTTGCCCAAAGTACCTGTGCTGACAAATGCTGTAATATTTGTGGCCGATTGATAAAGTAATTGCCCGGCGGTACCACCACTGATATTTGTAGCCGATGTAATAGTTCCCAAGACTGGGCCTGCTATTGACCCGTAAATTGTTCCGCCAACCCATAAATTGCCGCCGATGCCTGTGCCACCAATGACCTGTAGAGCACCTGTATTAGTTGCAGTTGCCTGAGTATTTCCAGTTACTAACAAACTAGTAGTGGCTGTAACATATTGAACAATACGAGTCCACGACAAGTTAGAACTGCTATAGATGTATGTTTGTCCATTCAATACGGCAGTTTGATTATTTGACGGGGATAGTGGAAAACTCATTTATATTATCCTATTTTACAATATAGTTCTATTTATCGGTAATTTCTTTGTAATATTAAGCATGAATGAGTTTTAAAAGAACATCATAAAGATGTTATTGGAAGCAGCGGCACCATCAGATGACACAGTGTATGTAAGTACAACCAAGCCTTGTCCGCCGCTGGCGCCGGGAGTAGTGTTATACGTAGATCCGCTACCTGTTGCGCCGCCACCGCCGCCGCCTCCGCCGTATGTTCCGCCTGCTCCTGGAATTGTTCGAGTAGTTGAATAGGTCCTGCCAGAGCCGCCACCGCCGCCGCTTGGGCCAAAGATTTCGCCTATCGGATTAGTCCAATACGGATATACACTACCCGAAGCTCCGGTTGTATAATTTGAGCCTCCTCCTCCGCCGCCGCCTCCAGCACTACCAGGTGCGGCTGGTGAAGTTAGGGTTCCTCCGGCGGCTGCTGTTCCAGCCGCCGATCCTTTACCTCCTGCGCCACCGGTAGCAGCAGTGCTGCCAAAGCCAAAGCCGGATGCAGAAGCTCCGTCAGTGTTACCAGCTGCTCCACCCGCGCCGCCACCACCTCCACCGCCTGAAAAATCGCCGTATGAGCCAAAGTCGTTACCGCCTCGGCCGCCTGCACCGCCGGGTCCACCACTGCCGCCGCCCCCTGCCGAACTAGGGTATACATCTGGCCTAACGTTAACGCCGCCGCTGCCGCCGCTAAATTTTGTATCACCGATGCTGTTAGCAGCAGTCCCCTGATTGGTAGCGGCATTGCTAGCGCCACTTCTTGCGCCACTGGCGAGGACGCCTGTTGTTGATGTAGTTGGTGGGCTGTTTGAGAGATTAAACCAAGAATCTCCACCGCCGCCGACCCCCGGTACCATACTAGAAGCAACTGTAATATACGCAATAGTTCCAGTTGACACTGTTATTGCGGTGGTGGCCGCATACGCGCCACCACCACCACCACCTGCGCCGCTGGGGCCGCCGCCATAACCGCCACCGCCAATGCCACTGCCGCCACCACCAATTGCTTCAGCTTTTATAGATATCACACCCGCCGGAGTGCGCCAAGGTGCCGTTCCGGGATTAACAAATACCTCTGTATATGTACCTGGAATTTGCGTGGGAGTGTAGGTAATAATAATGAGTCCATTATTAGGCGTAGGATTGTAGCCGCCGCCGCCAGAGGCAGTACCAAAACCCTGAAGAGCATAATAGTTGCCGGATTTGCTGGTTACGTAGTTGCCGCCATTGGCGCCGCTGGCTGGTCCATATCCATTACCTGCAAAATCTGTATATATGACTTCTTTTTTACCCAACGGGGAACTAACAGTACCGCCATTATAGCCAACAGCATGACCGTTGCTACTGCCGCCGTCTCCGGGTGTCCCCAATGACGGTGAAGCTACACCATTGCCGCCAGGGCCACTTGGCCCGGCAGCGCCTCCACAACCTTGCCCAGAGCTAGAGGCGGGCGAGTTGTTCCCGAAGTCTGGGGTCGGACCGTTGCCGCCACTAAATGTTACACCTAAGATATTTGGTATGCAGGCACTTGCTAGGCCACCGGCACCAGTGCTAGTAGATGCGCCAGCAGCTTTGGCACCAAGCAAGGCATTTGTGGGCACAGCATTTGTGGTATTTATCCAGGTATTTTCTAAAAAATTAACATAGAATTTTTTGCCCGGACCTGCACCAAGTGTATTTTTAGTATAGGCTCCGCCGCCGCGACCCCCGGGGCCAATGAGTTCCACCGTAATACTGCCGTTGCAATCCACAGGAGCATACCAGATACCAGTGTTACCAATAGTGGCAGCGGTTAAGGCTATTACAACAGTTGCCATCAATTAATCCTGTATTGTAGAATTTAAAAGCAGTTGATCACTATCATTCAAAATATTTATAGGGTGCTCGATGCCAGCCGGTATTTGATTGTGTGCAAAAATATCTTCTTGGCGTTCACCGCGAATTGGATGAATACAGTAGGCCACTGTGCCAGGCTCTAAAGCAGTAATTTCGTGAAGTTTATCTTTTGAAATAAAAATAATATGTGGTGCTTTAAAAACTGTATCAACACCCTCCACGGTTACACGCACACTGCCATATGCCACTAGGGTGGGATGATCAAATTTGTGCGAGTGACCCTGCATGGTATCACCTGTATCTTCAAAATGCATTTGTTTGACCCATAAATTACTTACTAATATAATATCTTCGTTTAGCATTATTTTCCCAATCACTTTCGTTTATTTGAAACCCAAACATCCACAATGTACGTGGGCGACTACCACTAACCATACTAACTTTATGCAGATGTTTACTTGCCAAATAACAATGTAAATCTCCACATTGTACATCATAAAATTTGTCGGCTACTGTTAATTCTGCACCCGATTCGGCAGCTTGTGATATAATATTACAACGAAGTAATTCTAAGTCACCTTCTTTACCATCTACATGCTGATATACATCACCGCCCGGTAGTGTACTACTGACTACAATTCCTTCTCTACCGCCTCCATTCGTGCTGATAGGTAAATCAAATATATTTAATGCGGCACGAATTTGATCACGGATGGTATAGGCTAAGTCTGGATACTTATCAAATCTATGCCCATACATTCTAGTAGTTAATCTAGATTGATAAACAACTTGATTGTTTGTGATACCAAAATCAAGCCATTTTAAATCAACAGCTTTTTTAGTCCATCGATTTAATATATCACATTCGTCTGGTGTAATAAAATTAGGTATAATGGTTACCTTATCACGCATATTAGACCATGTGTTTGCTATAAAGGTTAGTGGTTCAGCATCCATACTTGTTGCACCCCAAGCAGATGGTGGTCTAGGAGCATTTGTGTCTGGTGAGATATATATATCACCGGGTGCATACTTTATATCGCTGCTATGTTCAAACCAAAAATCACTGCTAGTATCACTTGTATAAGGTTCTAGTGCCGTGGTATTTATCATGCCATTTATTACTCTTGAATATACAATCATTTAAACTTCCTGACCAACTGCAACGACATCCCAGCGGCTGCTAGAAGCATTGTATACACATCCAACGTAAACAAGTTTTGAAGCAACAGTGTTAGTAGGTAGCGTCACTCCAATTATTCTAAAAGAGTTTGTAGTACCTGTTGTCCATGTTAATGTTTGTGATGTTCCGTTGTCTAATACTCTTATCATTAATTTTTGACCGTCGTTGGGGTTAGTAGTAGATGTGGTACTAAAAGTAGTAGCAGTCGATAATGATGTGATATTATATTGGTCTGTAATATTTACATTGATGACAGCAGCAGCAATACTAGAAGTGGTATACACAAAAGGTACATATTGGCTAATTCTAACAGTCCCCGATACAGTTGGTCCAGACATATCTAACCAATAAGTGCTAGTTCCGTCACTTGTAAATCGATAAACATCATCGGTTGATGTATTATACCAAATGTCTCCCACTACGGGCGCTGGACTGGTTGGTGCTGTAGGGCTAGATGTACTTCTAATGCCGCCGCCAATAACCGTACCGCCCACATTTAAATTACCGCCAATGCCAACACCTCCTGTTACTACTAACGCACCAGTCGTAGTTGAAGTTGAACTTGCAGTATTTGTAATGCTAATTGCATTAGTGGTTGTAGAACCTCTACCAGTAACTGACTGTAATGTACCAGTATTCCAAATTGTAACAGCACCAGTACTTGTATTAACCGCAGTATCAGTACCAGCAGTTATTGTTGTTTGACTAGCGTACTGATTTATTGTAGCAGTTGTTATTATTAGTGAGCCATTAATATACGACGATGTTCCTACATACAATGCGCCGCCAATGCCAACACCTCCTGTTACTACTAACGCACCTGTACTAGTTGACGTACTTGTAACAATACTGGCCAACGTTAGTGTATTATTGTATGTAGGAGCATTTGTTCCATTGCTGACTAGTACATTGCCAGCAGTACCTGGTCCGTAGAAACTTGTTACACCCGGTGCTGTTTGATAAGGAACTTGTCCGGCAGTACCACCAGTTAAATTGGTAGCAGTGGTAATATTACCTGCTATAGTTGCATACAATGTTCCGCCAACATATAAATTGCCGCCAATACCAACACCGCCATAAACTTGTAGTGCGCCGGTAGCAGTCGAAGTAGCACTGGTCGAATTTGTAATACTGATTGCATTAGACGAAGAAGAACCTCTACTTGTTATTGTTTGTAATGTGCTCGTATTCCAAACAGTTACAGTTCCTGTACTCGAGCTTACTGATGTATCAGTGCCAGCCGTTAATGTTTGAACACCTAAGTTGGTCAACGTCACACTTCCAGTACTTGAGCTAACAGATAGGTATGTAGTACCAGTTAAGTTCGTTACACCTAAGTTGGTCAACGTCACACTTCCAGTACTTGAGCTAACAGATAGGTATGTAGTACCAGTTAAGTTCGTTACACCTAAGTTGGTCACTGTAAAGACTGCGGTTACCCCAGTTGAAGAATTAGTTACACTGATATAAGTAGAACCGTAACCAGTTACAGATGTTAATACTCTGTTACCGGAATCATATAAAGATCCTGCATACAATGCTCCGCCGACGCCTGCACCCCCTGTTACAGTGAACGCACCAGTGGTTGTCGATGTTGAACTAGTAGTATTCGTAATACTGATTGCTTTATTAGTTGTTGCACCACGAGCAGTCACACTCTGTAATGTGCCAGTATTCCAAATTGTTACCGCACCTGTTGAGCTACTAATTGCAGTATCAGTGCCCGCAATAATACTACTAACACCGGCTGTTACATAGCTATTGACATTACTGGTAGTAAGTACTAGGCTTCCGCCACTGTACATATTTGTAGCATTGATTGTTCCGCCAACACCTACACCTCCTGCTACAATTAATGCGCCTGTTGTTGTACTATTAGATACCGTGGTGTTTGTTAATATTATTCCACCAGTTTTAAATATACCATAATTACCGGCTGAAAATACAGTGCTTGTTCCGGTGCTTTCCACGCCAGTTGAAAACCATTCTAAATATTTTGAATTGTTAGATAAAATTAGTGCAGCATTTTGGTCGCCGTTGTTATAGTAATGGATTTTAAAACCAATATCCGTGCCGTCGTCAACTAACCATGTACTAGATGATATCCCCGGACTATGTAGTTCAATAATGTTATCAGTGTAAACAGTGTTGGTGCTGTATACATAGGTAGTAGCACCACTAAATGTAACATTATTTTGAAATATCGCTGGTCCTGTAACCAATAATGATTTTGCAATGCCGACTCCGCCTGCAACATATAAAGCATTAGATATAAGGGTAGACGTATTTGATGCTGTACTTGATATAGTAATTGTGCCACCAACATTGATATTGCCGCTAATGCCGGCTCCACCTTTTAATATAAAAGCACCAGTTCCAGTAGAAGTTGATGTAGTATTAGGTGCGTTAATGGTTGCAACAATAGACTGTGAACCTATACCGCCTGCAAAAAATCGAACAACACTGCCTGTAGAACTTGCACCAATAACTAAATTGCCTTGTCCTGGATTAGTTGTATTTCCCTGCACATATAAATATCCATCATTGGGGCCAACTGCTGTTCCAATACTGCCATCTTGTGAGCCGTCCCATGTACCACTGGCAATAGCCATGTCAATAAAATTAGCAAAGTTTTCGCCATCTGCACTAGTCAGTACCCAATCAGTGCTGGCCTTAGGGCTGTTGTTGATATTTTGAAAATTACTCTGTGCATAGTCAGCAATATTAGCAGTTAGTTGTAATACTGTGCTTGGTAGTACTGTAAAACCCACAGGAATACCTGCATACAATGCACCAAATCCGTTAGTATCACCAAAAAATTGCGCACTGGTGCCGTACACCTGTGTGATAGTAGCAGTAACACCTGCAATACTTCCGCCAACTGTTAAGTCTTTGGTAATCCATGCGCCGCCGTTTACATATAATGCATTATTAGTATTGGTTAATGTGCTAGAGGCAGTGTTTGTAATACTAATTAATCTATCTGTAGTATTGCCTCTACTAGTTATAGTTTGTAAAGTACTGGTATTCCAAATAGTAATTGCACCGGTACTGGTATTGATTGCAGTATCTGTCCCAGCAGTAATCGATGTTACACCAAATTGTGACAATGTGGCAGTGGTAATAATTTGTGCATCGGCTACATAACTAGTTAACCCGGCCCATAATGCTCCGCCAATTCCTGCACCACCAGTAATTTGTAAAGCGCCAGTATTAGTTGACGTAGAACTTGTAGTGTTTAATATTGATATTGCAACAGTTGTGGATGAGCCTTGTAATGTAACTGCTTGTAGCGTGCTGGCAATAATGTTTGCAGTAGTTAATACTTGATATCCGTTTACAAATGCTTGGCCGCCTACCCACAAATCTTTTTGTATCCCAACTCCGCCTGTTACCTGTAATGCACCAGTAGTAGAAGACGTTGAATTTGTACCATTGGCTATTGTTGCATTATTAAGTTGACTTAATCCGCCTACTGCCAGCCTAGTGACAACATCTAATTGTGTAGCTGTAACAACACCTGCACTTACAACGGTTAAATTAGAAGTACCAGTAATATTTAAGTAAGGTATTGTGCCTTTAACTTCTAAATTACTAAATGCTGTAACATCTCCGTATAGTTGAGATGTAGTACCTACTATAAGATTTTTTGCAACAGCCGCTCCGCCTGCTACCTGTAGAGTAGATGTATTACCGGTTGAGCTTGTTACTGTAGAGGTGCCTTGGACATTTAAACCAGATGTTACAACAAAGTCTTGTGTCGGAGATGAAAATGCCATAGTAGTGATCTTCCTTTACGATGCCATACCGGTTCTAAGAACTTTAATTGTTTTATTTGTTGCCAATGTAGGATTAAAATATAATCTAACTGTGCTATCTATTAAACTCAAATCTGCCTGGAAGGTTCCTAAACTAGCTCCTCCGCTTATACCGCCAGTAACTACTAAACCATATTCAGTTGCGTATACCGCACCAGTGTTATCTGCTACTAATATCAATTCAACCGATTGAAACGTAGCTGTATTTAATGTATGGTCTCCTCCACCGCCTGATGCAATTTGAACAAAATATTTTGCCGATCTAAAATCTGCCAACAAATAACTGTCTATAACTGTACTAGCAGTTGTATTTACCCGTACTAAACTAGAATCAAATACCGAGTCTTGTATTCTTAGGCTTTCACAATTTATTCGTTTACCTACACCAATGCCGCCTGCTACTACCAATGCGCCTGTATTGGTTGATACTGATTCAGTGGCATTAGAAAATACCATTAAGTTAGTAGTAGTGTGTCCCCTACCTGTGACTGTTTGTAATGTGCTAGTGTTATCAAATCTTAGATATGATGTAGAACTAGTACCCGTGCTTGTAACAGTAATATCAGTACCGCCAAATACTTGTCCGCCGAGGCTAGATGTAGTAAGGACTGGAATACTATTTGAATAGATAGTTCCACCAATCCATAGATCTCCGCCCATTCCTATACCGCCCGCCACTACTAATGCTCCTGTAGTGGTGCTAGTTGCATTTGTTGTACTGGTAATAACAACCATGCCTGATGCAAGATTATTTTGACTCTGGACTAGCCAAGCTGATCCGTTCCATTGATATGTTTTTGACCCTAGAGTCCATGTATCGCCGGAGTTAGGATTTGCTGGAAAATTTAATGATGCCATGTTTTTTTACTCTTTATAATTATACCGCACCTACCTGAATCCAGAAAGTGCTAGTACCATCTTTTATATACTGTAGGTACGCTGGAATAGTAGGATCAATCCATATGTCTCCAATCCTCGATACCGGGGGTTTAGTCGACGTAGTGAAAACTTGTGGGGTGTACAACAGATAATCTTCTTGTGGGTTGCCAGTCTCACCACTATATACTTTTCCTGCAATACCAACTCCGCCAGAGACAATCAATGCACCTGAATTAGTGCTCGTTGAGTCAGTTCCTAATCCTACTGAAGTATCAGCAGCAATATAGGCATACCCTCTACCGTCGTAGTAGAATACTGATCCAATATTAACCTGATTGTCTAATCCATCAACAATATTGTCTCCGCCGATGCTAATAATACCAGATCCGCTATTGATAGATGTTAATGAGAGCTGACCTAAAATAATGTTGTACGATCCAGTATTCCATGTATTTGCTGTTTCATGGCCCATAAAAATATTGTATTGGCCTGCTATTAAACTCTTTCCAGCTCCAACACCAATACCAATATTGCTGTCATTAATTGTAGAAGTTGTACCTACTAATCGTAATGCTCCGTCACCAATACCAATGTTGTTAGATATATTTGTGCCGCTTTGTAGTACAAACCGTCCAATACCAATGTTTCTATAAGAACTAGAAATGCCTTCTAATGTGTTATAACCAATTGCAATAGTTTCTTGGCCGTTTTCAAAAGTGTCCACTTGAGGGGATGCAGTTCCCCTAATGATGATGTTATTAAGACCTTCAAACCCTTTACCAATGGTAATACCGTTGACTGTAATATCTTTCTGAATATTCATTGTGCCGCCGACACCAATATCTCCCTGAACTACCAATAAGCCGGTATTGGTTCCAGTAGATGTTATATTAGTACCGGTAGCAAGGATAATTATTGTGCCAGAAGTTGCTAAGTTACTCCACATAGCAGCATTGTTAAATTCAATATTACCTAAACTTGACCTATAACTAGTTCTTAATAAACTATCAGTAATTAGTGTGTAGCCTGTAGAAGTCGTAAGAGTAGGCGGTAGCTGAGGTTGCGCATTAGCTAATTTAATGAAGTCTCCACTTCCCCCACTACGTAGTAATGATCCGCTTAGTAGATTAAGCATTTGCAGTCTCTAAAATACTTAAAGTTAATTGACAAGTTCCAGTAGTCGAAGCATATGCTTGAACACTATCTAAACTTTCAACAATTAATTTTCCAGATAATGCACTACCTGCATCCCCTGCGGGAATAGTAAAGTCTTTTACGAGATAGCTGGGTGTTTCTGCATCTTGAAATCCGTTGCCTTGAGCATCTCGTAGTACTGGACGTTTTCTATAATGAATAAAACTTACAGTTTGTGTTTGAGTACTTATGTTAGCAATCTGTGCCATAAGTACAATTGATGTTACCCCAATTGGTGCAACATATGCGGTTACAGTTGCTGTAGTTAATGAATAACCTGGCAACAGTTTAGTCTTTGTTTTAAATGTGTTTAATGGAATTAACGCCATAATATTTCCTTTTTAACCTGCTTCAATAGCTAAGATGAACGGTGTCATATTAGCAAATAATGATTTAGTAAATGTTCTACCACTTAGAACACCTGTTGCTTGACTGATAACTAGTCCAGGACCAATACGGAAGTCACCGTTTTGGTCAGTACTTGTAAAGAATACCTTACCACTATCTAACTGTACAGTTTCTTTAGTTTGTACAGGATCAGCACGGCCTACTTGTGGTAATGCTCCGTAGTTAGTTCCTGCACCAACATATTCAAATACATAACCAGATGCACTAATGTAACTACGTTGATAAAAATTAACACTAGCACCGTCAGGTAGTAAGTCTGTTCTAGTAATATTTTCACCTAATTGAATTATGTGGTGTGTCCCTTCTCTCTGCCAGTAACTTAATCCACTCATAACAGTATTATATCTTCCGCCAGTTTCAATATCGTATATCAAACGTTGTAATATCAACTTAACATCTCTCTGACATTTTGCTTTGTTATATGTTAATGTAAAGGTTGCCTGTACATAAGCATATATTTCTTCAGCAAAGAATTCCATATTCTGTTCAATTAAGGAAATTGCTGAACCGGCGCCCTGCACTGCTGGCCCTGTTTTTGTCCTTAATGCTGGTTTAACAACTGATTCGGCCCCGGTAAGGTCATCTGATAACGGAGGGGATGCCAGCGTTGGATTAATAATTTGAATTAAGTTTTCAAATCTTTGATTGATAAATGTTTCGGCAAAACCACCATCGGTTAATAATGGTTCAAACGATTGTTTTGCTACTACATAGGTAGTAGAAGTAGTAATAGCCTGATTCTTAATAGCTTGGATAACAATAGAATTTAATCTCTGTAATGAAGAAATATGTGCAGGACGCTGATCTCCTGTAATTACATCACGTATCACATTTGTTCCAACTGGCACAGGATTATCACCAATTTCGCTACTCAATACTGTATAGTATGCATTACCACAGAAATACAAATTAAAATAGTTAGAATTAACTGTTGATGTTGTATTTGTAGGATCGAATCCGCCACTAGTTAATGCTTTGTTTAATGTAACACTTTGATATCCTACATCGGTAACAATAGTATCCTTAGCAGCATATAATATGCCATTTGTACCAGTTTGGCTACCATTTTGATCTCTTATGTATAATGCATTACCTACAGCAATGCCAGTAGTATCAATACCAGTTAATGTAATAGTTCCCGTAGTTAAGATTCCCAAATTAGGAACAGCATTTAAGAATCCTGAAAATCCTTGTTCGTTTGCCTGAGGTACGACCAATCCTGTATAATCTACCATTGTATCGGGAGGTACAACTTCCATTACTAGAGAAATATGTGGACGATCTGCTAGGTCAGGGATAAAGACTCTTGCACGAGCATTATTTGGCCAATATCCTGCCGGGTAATAATTGTTAAATTCTGGATCATCTGGGTATGACTTGTTTACAGGATTATAAACAGTGCCGCTGAATTTGCGTTGTCCATAACCTTTAGCAACTAAACAAAGATCGCCAAAGTTGGCGTTACTGTTAACAATAGATGCAATTCCGCCGTTGTCAACTTGCACTCCGGTAGAACAGAAAATTGTAAACACAGAAACTAATTGTGCATATCCATCATTAGTGATTCTAATGCCGCGGCCTCCTTGATTAACCTGCGTAAATGCATCATATACAAAACTGTTAATAGGACTACGTGAGCTGATAACTGCACCATCAACTAAACTACCGCCCATGCCACCGATAGGATCAACCTTACGTCGATTCCATGTGGTTGCATCGCCTGTGTATTCTAAACTTAGTGCTTCTACTTCTGCATTTTGTTTAGGATAAACTAATGTATCACCAAAGTATAATGTTGCGTTGTTGCCAAAGCCGACTGTTGAAGTATCTAAACCTACAATGTATGTGCCAGTTGTCACTGTGGTAACTGACGTTACTCTAGGAGAAATTTTAACATCGGCTCCATTGATACCAACTAGAGCAAATAATCCTCCCCCCATATAACGGGGTGGAGCATACATTGGACCCTTCTGAATAATATCAGTAATAATTTTAAAATTGCGTTTTATTGCTTCTTGTGGCATATAGTCGCCACCGTATTCAAAGAATGGATTAATAACTTGTGTTATACTAGTTTGTGTTTGAGGAGTAACGGGTGTATTGGCAATGATTTGTAATGCTATATCTCTAGCATAATTTAACGCCATAGTAGTTGTGGTTTCTTGACCAGCTACTTGGTTGTAACCAAAATTCCAATAAGCTAAACCAGCTTCTACTGATTTGTAATTTCCGCCTAATAAAATATCTTGGCTCACTGCATCGACAATAAGTCCCGTATCACGATAGCATAGTTCCTCATTATAATCAAAACTAGACCTATTATAGTTCCAATCGATAAAATGTATTACATCATCAACTATGAATTTCTTGTTGGCCTGTAGTAAATTAAAACCATTTATTACAGAAGTTACAGTACTTGCAGTTAAGGCAATACTGGTTAATCCACTTGATATGCTAGGACCATAAATTATGATATCTGTAATAGTAGAGATAGATTGTTGAACATATCTTACTTCACTCAAAGTAGCAACATTAGGTAATATTACTTGTGAAGCAATAGTTCCAGTACTTGCTGCAACTAAGTTGCCAGTCATAATTCCATCAACAATATCTTTAATCCTATTAAAGGCAACAATTGTTTGTGTTTCCTGACCGTGTATAGTATTTGTAGAGCCAGACACTGAATAATAACTTAGGCCTGCTTGAATTGCTTGTCTATTACCGCCATGTTTTAAATCAAATGCAATCGAATCAGTAATTAACCCAACATCACGAGCACAGGTAGATGTACTATATGCGGTAAAATTAGGATGAACTGCTGTGATATATGCAATTACTTCAGCTGCCATATATGCTTTGTTAGCTTCTAATAAATTAAAAGCATTTTTAATACCTAATAAATTAGTTTCTGGTCCGTTAGGAACTATTTTGTCAGTCCATCCTTTGCTATTTCCTTTAACAATGGAAAGTATAATATCAAAATTTGCAGCAATTAATGCGGCCTCTACTGAGCTAGCAGATTCTAATGACGTATTTTGAGAAACAACAAACTGATATCTATTAACTAGGTCGTCAGTAGGTTTAATATTTTGTACAACTTTAACTGATAATTCTTTTAGATATTTAATTGCATCAATTGTTGGGCCAAGTTGAGCTTCAATAATGCCTGTGTAATTTCCTTGAGACCAATATTGTAATGCTGAGAAAGTACTTTGACTTCTCTTAGCAGTAGGATACAATAAGTCGTAAGCTATAGAATCAACAATAATATTAATATCTCTCTTGCACTTTATTCTGCTGTAAGGGAATGCCTTAACAGTGTTGTTGATCCAGTTGATTGTATCTTCTTGAATAAATCTACGATTTGCCTGCATTAAAATTTCAGCACTGACAAATGCCGCATCGGGGCAGCCTGACTTATACATAGCAGGTGCTGCTGTTGGACCGTTATTAATGATAACGGTAATTGTGTTGAAACACTGATCTATTGCGCTTGAGGCAACAGCACCCCGTGTCATCACAGTGTTTCTAACTTGGTTATGTGTGCCATAAGGTGCAATAACTGCCGGCACCGTTAAAATATTAGTCCATGTGTTATTAACAATGATGGACTGGACCATTTTACTTAGATAGTCAATGGCAGCAGAAGTTTGGGTTTCTTGTCCAGATATCCTACTAATAACTCCGTCGTAATATGCTAAACCACTTTGGATGGATTTTTCATTACCACCAAAAGCAGCATCATATGCAACGTTTTCAATTAATATTCCAGTGTCTCTATAGCAAAGTTCTTTACTATAATTAAATGTGTTTGCGTTTTTATTTAAGTAAGCTATTACTTCTGCTTTAATAAAATCTTTATTAGTTAACAACATATTAAATGCGTTTACTTTTTCTTCATTGATCGAAAGAGTAACATACTCGGGTGTTTGATTAACTGCAACACTAGGACCATGCCTAATAATATCAGTTATAATATCAATTTTATTTTGTAAAGAAATTGCTTCGTAACTACTGGCTATAGGCTGGCCAATAATAACTTGAGTAGTAGCTGTTTGGTATACTGTAGGTAACGGAATACCAGTTACAATATTAGTAATAATTGATTTAATAAAATTATATGCTAATGTAGTCTGTGGAATTTGATTTGCAATTGTTGTACTAGTTGTACTGTAATTGTAATAATAAACTCCAGATTTAATACTCTGTCTATTGCCGGAGTGCAGAACATCAAATGCTACGCTATCGATAATGTATCCAACGTCTCTTGCACATGTAGATGTATTATAAACAAATGTTGGATAGTTAGACCCAATCCATGATAGAACTTGTGTCTTAAATGTTTCTTTATTTGCCAATAAAGCAGTATATGCATTAGTGTACTGAGGATCAGTACTAGGTAATCCGTTTGCAATAATCGAATCACTTACTCCAACAGTACCATTGGTTATAATATCAGTAATAACTGTAAACAGCGTGTTTACTCTTGTTTGTGCAGATGAACTACCTGCGTTTAATGCAACAGTTGCAGCTAACCCTTTTAGATAATTAATTGCATTTGTAGTAGTAGTTTGTTCTCCTGCAATAGCAGAACTAGTTTGATTCCAATATTGTAAGCCAGCAAATGTGCTATCACTAGTATCGTTGTATAGCATGTCGGTAGAAATGCTGTCTAAAATTAACCCAATATCTCGACGACATTTTGTTACATTATAACTAAAAGAGCTCGTGTTAAATGTAACATCAACATAAGCAACAACTTGTTCTTGCAAGAAAGGTTTATTGGCTAGCATCAATGTGCGGGCTTCAAAAAATCCTGGATTTTGTTGTCCAGCATTAATATAATCGCCTTGAGCAATTGTGCCAGTAGTTGCATGAATAACCAAAGTAGTTGTGTTAGCGATCCATGTACCTGTGCCAACAACTCTAGGAATTTGCACAGTTTGATTTGGAACAAACATAGTACCATCTGTTAACCATGGACCATTTTGATTAGTACAGTTTTGAATGTATGGCGAATGGAACAGATCAATACGTGCATCACCTTCTAGAGGAGGAAATGATGTGCAATATGCTCCTCGATTATATTGAGGATCATATGGGCCTTCTAACAATCCACTACGTCCGTTCAAGAATTGCATGAATGCAAGATAGCATCCGCTATTAACATGGAATAAATCTTGTGTTTTATTAATTGGTTCAATACTACATGTCCTTAAGTCCGAACCCATAATACTTGTATATGGTTTCAATTGTAGAGGATTGTCTTCTAAGTAATGTCCCGGTGCAACACGTATTTGTGTGCCAGACTGATAATAAGGACTCTTCAATGCTGCCCCAATTGTACGACAAGCCCGGCTTGGATCCATTGCGCGACCATCATTAGTATCGGCGCCGTCCATAGTGACATATAAGATGTTTGTAACAACAGGAGCAGTACCGATTGGATTCTGTCCTCTTACTCTAATATCGCTAAACATGTCAACAACGCCAGCATCTGGACGCATTTCAATTGTACCAGTAGTAGAACCAATTACCCTAGTATATAAATTATGTACGTATGCGTCTGCCCATTGGCTAGAATTAACACCAACCGAGTAAATTTCTGTTGCAACATCTGCATCATCAGGGGGTGTAATTTCTTTAGTAACAATGTTCTTACCAACACTAATACCACCCTCAACTCTTACAGCACCATCGGTTGAATTTGCAGCAGAAGTGGATACAACTTTTAATAATTCTGTTCCCAACTTACCAGTATAGGGATTGTATGTCAGTCCTGCTGAGCCTCCTTGGTCAATACCTTGGATATCTACAAATAAAAATTGTTCGCCGGTACTTCTTGCAAATAACGGATGAAATACAATGTCCGCATTTGTTGCGGTAACAACAATTTGGAAAGATGTGTTGGCAATTTCAATACGACCATAAATTCTACCACCAACGTTTAAATCTTTCTCAATACCTACACCACCGTGTACGTATACTGCACCAGTTTTTCTGTGTTCAGCAGTATCATATATGTCAGCTGGGTTATAAGGTCGGCCATTAACGCCGTATTCTAAGTATTGATTGCCTACGTTATTTTCGCTAAAATATTCTCCCTCATCAAAAAAAGATTTTTTCCAAATATTACTAGCATCGCCTATGTTATAATTAGTTCCTTTAGGCAGAATATTACTTTTAATTTTTGATTTAAATTCAGTTGTATCAGTCCCAACATCGGATCCTAATACAGAATCATGTAAAATATCAGTTTCGGGAGCATCTACAATAGCCTTGCCTCTAGCAGTAACTGTAACATCAGTTGCTGCTTTTATAGTTATTTTGTCGGCACTCGATTCAATTGCAACAATACCGCCTTCAGAAATTATTTTTACATCACTGTTTGCGTCAATTTCTGCTTTTCCGCCGGCTGTGATACTAGTATCAGCACCGGACTTGAGATTTATTTTTGCTTTAGCGTTTAAAAAATAATCGTTAGGAATGTTTTCAACAGTAATATTCGTTGTTGATGATGCTGCACCAGGCGGTGTATTAGAAAAGTAAGTAGTTGCCATTTTTGATCCTCACTGTATTTATTTTTTTTAATATATCCTAAGCTCAACCGCATCAATCAAAGGACTACTTCTATGAGGCCAACTTGGGTGGCTTTGGAACCTTACTATAACTCCAAATGACGAATCTTGAATTTGTGCCATATTTAAATTGCTACCCCAAATAGAATTAGCATTTCCGTATATTTTTTTAGTGTCTAAATTTAAAGACGCTTGATTTTCACCTACTATATTACCATAAGAACATAATTGTATAGTTTCATCAGTGATTCTACCATACCTATTAATAGTTAATTGCATTCCAATACCAGATAATGTTTCTGGTAAATTTACAAAATTAAATCCTGTTAATTTTAAATAATATGTTTTTTGTAATATATCATGTCTAGGATCTCTAGCAATGTGAAATAAATCTCTAGTTGTCCGCACCGACTTACCGTCGATATCTTTTAGACCATGGAAGTTATCTGTTTCTAACCAAGAAACATGAGCATCTTCTCCGCCTTCTTCTGCGTACTGAATTACATTTGTTGGTAAGGTCCAATTAGTGGTCATACCATTATTTACCTAGATAAGAGAATGGGGGGACAAGCCCCCCATAATATTTTTACAAAATATTAAACTGTGTGGCTTAGAGAAACAATAGCAGTTCCAGTAGTAGTACCAGATGCACTGCCAATTGTCCATGGTGCTACTTTGATAGTACTATAGATAGATGTACCTGTATTTGATCTTGGATACAAGTTTGCTTTGCGACTTGTTAACTTAGTAACCCAATATGTGTCACCTGCAGAATCTGTAGCAATAATGTGCATGCCACCAGCAACTAATGTACCAGTAGACAATTTGCAGATTCCTTGACCTTGTGCATTTTGAACTAGGTAACGGCGGCTTCCTTCTTGCTTCATGATGTCGCCACCACTGATACCACTTGAACCATTTGGAACATAAGAGATGATTTGTATAGCGTTAAATGTAGTAGTTGTTAACGCTGTGACTGCGGCAAATCCAGAACCTGCGTCAAGGAAGACCACTGCGCCACTAACTGCTCCTGCGTTTGCAGCCGATACAACAGTACCTGTTGAGTAGACAGCAGTAACGTATGTTGCACCTGCGTTAATACCTGTACCAACAACTTTCATACCTACTTGAACTCCAGTTGTATCTGCAGGATAAATGATATTTGTTGAAATTGTACCAGTTGTTGTTTTAGTAACAGAACTAGCAGTAGTAACTGTTATGGTAGCAGTTGCAGTATAACCAGTTCCAGCTGTACCTAATGTAACAGCAGTAATACCGCCGATACCAGGAAGACTAATTGTAGGTGTGGCAGTGGCTCTGATACCACCTGCAATGTTTGGTGCGCTTACTACTAGTGTTGCACCTGCGGAATACAATGTTCCTGAACTAGCAACAGCAATTACTGATGTTACGCTTTCGCCGCCGACACCAGTACGGCCGCCAACGTTGGCGTTTTGATAAGGGGTAGTTGAACTACCGAAAAATTTGTCTTTAATTGGACGTCCCATTTTATTTTCTCCTTGTGTTAAGATCGTTCTATGATCTACGCGGATGGTACCGCATAAAACCCTTAAAGGGCGAACAAAGCTATTTATTGGATAGTCAACAAAAAACCCGCCGAAGCGGGTTGATTGTTTGTGTAAAAACAAGTAACGGATTACTTGAAGCTTACGTTTGCGCTAGTGATAGCAACTTTTCCTAAGTAGTCAGCAGCATTACCTAGAGAAGAAGCAGTGTTGCTCAACTCTACATAACCGTAACGTGTTAGGAAGCCAACTACTGGCTCAAATGTTGCTGGATCTAGAACAACACCAGAACTCATCAACGGAATATAAGGGCAGTAGAACGCAGCAGCATCTGCTTCGCTAGAACCTTTATATCCAACTAGGATCTGGTTATTATCGTCTGTATCAGACTTATATGCGTCAACATAAATTCTCATTGCGCCATTTAATGTACCAACAAACTTAGTGTTTGTAGGAGCTTCAAATGTACCTTCTGTTGTACGAGCAAATGCGCTTGTAGTAGCAGATTGTAGAATTGTCAATGCTTGGTTAGAAACAACAGCCCAGTTAGCAGAACCACGACGTGTACGCTGAGCAATCAAATTGCTTACGCGGTTGATCTGGATCGCTAGAGCAGCATGTTCGTCACCAACGAATGTAGCTGTACCAGAAACTAACGACTGGTCGTATGTTTCTTCAACAGAAGCCAAGCTACGTAAAGAAGCTAGGATCTCTTGATCAATTTCAGCTGTGATTTCTTGTGCTAGTGCAGCCATGATTTCTGCTTCGATGTCAATGCCTTGTTGGGCTTGTGCATCTTGAGCAGCTTCAAAGGTCCAACGAGCAGATAGCTTGCGGCTTTTTGCTTCAACCGGTGTCTTCAAGATCTGGATGCTCATACGCTTACCTGGAGAACCTTCTAGGTTAGCAGTTGTAGCACCACCAGCAGTGGCACTGTTGTTACCGGAGTAAGCAGCAGCGATCTTGAATGGGCTTAGTGCTTCTTCACCGGCTGTTACTACATCACCAGAGTTAACACCATCAGCATAACGAACACGTAGTGTGTGGATCTGTGCAACAGGTCCTGTCATTGGCTGAACGCCGATGATTTCGTTAGCAATAACTGTCGGCATAACACGACGAATTACTGGAAGAATAACACGGTTAAGTGTTGCGATGTTGCCGGCACTTGTAGCACCAGCGGTTGCGCTTTCAGCCAAATGACGGCGTGTATTTTCTAGGCAAACTGCCATAGAAGACTTACGGGTACCGGATAGGCCTTCAAGCAGAGCTTCTTTGGTCTCTGACCATCTTTCATTTAATAGTTGTGACATTTACGTCTCCTTGAATTATTATTTTGTTAAACCCGCTAACTTGCGGATATCAACAATATTATCTAAGCCTACCGCTGGCTTGCTTTCACGATTACCAGTTACTTCAGTGCCTTCGGCTAACATCTTTTTAGGTGCTTGCTTTTGGGCGCCTTCCATTACTGCGGGTAGGTATTTCTCAAATGCGGCGTGCAATTTTACAGTCTGAACTGACTCTAAAAGGTCTTGCATAACCACTCTCTTTTCACCAGCTAGTGGTGATAGCAATTCTGCCATAACGGTTTTACGCTCTATTAGATCTTTTGTAACGCGAATTTCACGTTGCGCAGATTCTACTAGATTTGCTTTTTCCGATACCACTTGTTTTGCTTCTGCTAGTTCTTGATCTTTCTTAGCGATGATCTTTAACAATTTACTTGTCTCGGACTTTTCATTTAGGAAGGAACCAGAATACTCTTGTGCAAACGCTTCATACAATCTACGACCAAAGTCATTGTTACGGGCACTGTCAATATCTTCTTTCAATTGCTTAATTTCAGATGTTAACTTTTTAGTGACTGTACTTTCAACTACTCTTGCGCTTTGTGTAATAAAGGCTTGACGGATTTGATCAAACTTGCTCTTTGCTTCACGTACCAACTTAACTTTCGTTTCAGCTAGATCACGCTTGTCTACAGCGAATTCACCAATTTCTTTTGCTAGAGCATGTACAACAAACTGCTCTAACTTACCAAAGTTCTCAGAAACTTTCTTACGGTCTCCTTGGAACTCGACTAACTCTCTGCCTAATTGATTAATAACAAAACCTTCTAGTTTTTTAGCATCTTCAGCAATACGTTGTTGGTACGCTACTTTTGCTTCTGCTAGAGACTTCTTGTCATTATACAATTCGGCCATTTCTGCGGCCAATCGCTCGCTTAACATCTTGTCGATCGCTTCTACCATCACAGTTTTATCATGATTGTATTTTTGTGCGAATTCTTCACGAAGTTCAGCGGTAACATGGTCGCGATTCTCTTGAATCTTTTGAGTGAAGGCAGCTTCAATAGAAGTTTTAACTTCTTCTGACATTACTCCAGACTCTACTAATTGTTTGAATGCGTCCAACATTTTTTTCTCCTCGGGCTTTATTTTAGACCTTTAATAATTTGCATGAGAGACTCTTGCAAATATTTCTGGGCCTTTGGATCTTCTTTTACTTCTTTTGCTACCTGTAGTGCTCTATACCCGCCACGATTGTTCATCAAATGCTCATAAACAGGTGTAGGATAAGCGCCAGGTGCGCTAGGTTGTGCAACTATATCGACAGTGATAATTTCGAAGTCAGAAACTTTGCCAGACATATCGTCAACGTTGCCGCTGCCTCTACTACTGACTCCAAGTTTTACACCAGCTTCGAGCATAGTGCGAATCAAGTTACCCATTGGTGTAGGCAAGATTTTAAACTTGCCATAACCGTTAGGACCTTCCATCCACATTTGAGTGATCATATGGGATACACGGTCCAAATTTACTTTTAAATCATCTGGGTGATCAACTTCACCTAATACAGAATAACCATTTTGAATCTGATCATTTAGTGTCTTCACAGCACGTTCAATTTCATCTACAGGATAGACTCGTTGATTCGCATTGCGAATACCACCTTGAATGGCAATGCCCTTCAAGTGAAGATTTTTGCCATCTTTATCGTCCGACTCCATTACGATGCCGGACTGATCGAAACTTAGGTGTTCTCTTAGATAAGTGGGTTTCATCCAGATTCTCTAATTATAGTTTCTTAAGGAAAGTAGGGATTTTGCCAACGCTAGTTTGTCCAGCCTTGTCACCTGTACCGGATCCAACTGGTCCAGGACCTGCGCCCTTCTTCTCTGCCCCGTGTCCACCTTTAACACCTGCTAGTGTCTTAACGCCAGACTTCATACCGTCCACGTTGTGGATACCTTTAGCAAACTTTTCGCCAGAAACTGGATTAATACCTTTGCTGCCTTTAGCTGGGCTTGTACCAGTGTTACTAGAACCTTCTGTACCACCTTGAACTAAATTCTTGGCATTTGCACCGCTTGTTGGCTTACCAGAACCGCTGCTGATTGGGCTCTTACCTTCAACTGGGGCACCTTCTTTATCACCGGAACCTGCACCTACGTACTGTCCTTGTGTTTTCATGCTGTTCTTATCCCAGTCGTTTCCAACTTTTTCTGTGTACTCACGTGTCATACGACGACCTTCGTGCATACCCATCATCATACCTTCATCTTCATCTTCGCCATCCATTTCTTCATCGCCAAATTCATCATGTGGCATTTCAGAACCTTGGGCTTGCTCTAGTTCAGCAAATGCTGCTTCTAGTTCAGCAATAGCATTCTTGATGTCAAAAATAGCTTTGTCTTCACCAGCTTCTGGACCTTCTTCTCCGTCCATGTCATCATCACCGATGTCAGCACCGAAGTCGTCAGTAGCGTCGCCGCCCATTTCATCTTCTTCGTCGTCGGCTTCCATGCTGTAGCTGTCTTCTAGATCAATGTTTTCATCCATTTCTTCGTCGTCTTCTTCAGCAGACTCATCCATTTCTTCGTCGTCTTCTTCAGCAGACTCATCCATTTCTTCGTCTTCTTCTGCTTCTTCAGCAATTAAATTCTCATATATATCTCTTGACTTTTCAACAACGATTTCATGGAATAGCTCATTGGCTTTATCCATTTCTTCATTGACAATTAAGTCTAATAGTTGTTCAAACTTTGTAGACATTGCGGTTATCTCCTATGTTAGTTTCGCGGCAAGGCTGTGTTGTTATTTAAGTGGGATTGTATAAAGGTATGGGAAATAGGCCAAAAACGGCCTATTTCAGATAAAAGCGTGAAGAATTTTTGCAATTTCTTGTTAAAATATTTAAGTTTTCACTAAAAATATTTAAACTATCAGTTTATGCAGGTGCAGCTTCCGGAGGAGGAGCTGCGTACATCTTTCTAACCAATACTAGTTCTTCTTTTTGCTCTGCTGCATGAGCATCGCCTGCTTTGCGTAAATCGTTTAACATTTTTAAGGTTAATCTAGTTTTACGAAGATCTTTAGACTTCAATACACTCGTATCATTATCAGAATCGTAACGATTGTCATCGGACATATCTGCCTGATCTTTGTCAAAATAAATAAATTCTCTTAAAAACATAACAATATTTATGCTGGAGGAGCAGTTGTAGCACCTGCACCGCCTGCTGGTGCAGCTTCGCCGCCGCCTTCTTCACCAGGTAAAGGTTGGGTAGTTGCGCCATTCAATGCGCTCATATCAGCTCCCATGGCGTTTGCAGTAATGCCTACACCACGTAATTCAGCATTAGCTGGCAGTGTTGTATCTGCATCAACATTCTCTTCTTGCCACATTTTTTCGTTTTCTGTAATTTCTTCTTGGCTTAGACCTAAGAATCTCTTTAAAGAAAAACGCTTACTTAGGTAAGGAACTTCGGCTAAACTGGTATATGTTGATACACGGGCTGTATCCATTTCAGTTTGACGGTAGCTGGCAAAGTTTTGCGGTGGACTAAACTTAACATCAAAAATATTACTGTCAATATTAATACCTTTGTTGTGCAAATACAGTTTAAATTCTGTATCAAACACGTCATTCATTAGACTTTGGAGACGCTCGCAATATTTGTTAAATCGCAATTCTTGGATGTAGGCTGTCCCAACTCGACCATCATTAAAACTACTTCCGCCATCGTCGCTGCCAGTAGGTAGATAACTGCTAGGTATGCGCAAAGCACGAAACAGTTTATTAGTAAAATACTTAAGATCATCAATCTCACCTAGATTAGTACCACCAGGTAGTACTTCAACTTTACTTCCGCGGCCTTCAGCGGTTTGTGGGAAAAAGTAATCTTCGTTGATACTTAATGGGTTATAACCAGCATCAATCATTGTCTGGCCACCACCTGTAGCACTGGGAATTCTGCGTTGATTTACTTCGTTTTTGACACGTTCTACAAAGCCCATTGCCAAGTGGCTTGGCATATTACCAACGTCAATGTAGAAAACTCTACGCTCTGGAGCACGTTGTATACGATAGATGATAATAGCATCTTCTAGCAATTCTTTTTGCTTGTAAACTTTAAAAATGCTTTCTAAAAGACTAGTTCCAAATGGGTAATTGTTGTCTAAACCTTCGCTTAAACTGATGTGTAGCACATGTCTTGCATCAATATTATATTGATTTTCATTTCGACTAAATCGATTACCGTTAAGATTTGTAGGGAACGCACCTGTCATTCCTCGTGAGCCGCCAGCGCCACCTTGCCCTGCGGCATAGCTACTGGCGTATTGACTGCCGCCACCTGTTACATTGCTAGGACTAATGGCAGTTGTAGCCAGTGTTTCTAAATTAGGATTAAAATCACGGATAACATATTGTTCAGGTTTCTTGCCTTCACTTTCATTAACAATAATACGATCAACTTTTTGTGAATCGACAAACATCCAAGCCTGTGTTTCAGGATCGCGAACAAAAAATACATCACCGTATTTGAAAGTATTTCGGACTATTTTAAAAATTCGTTTGTCAAATTTATTAAGTTTAGTCCACTGTTGCATGTACTTTTTAATGACAGTTACTTCAGTTGGAGTAGCTTGATCTTTGTAGAATACACGGAAAGGTGTTCCAGTTTCTTCATTCATTTGGCTGCAAAATTCAGCTAAAATGTCCAAGGCAGCATTAACTTCACTGTCAGCATCCATTGTATCGTATTGACCATAACGCTCTAAACGATTTGGGTGTCCAGAATATACATCTGGCAAATAGCTAGAGTAGTTTCTGTGTGTAGGGTTGGCGCGACTATCTGCATTGACAGACCCGTTTATAGGGCTCATTGCACCAGATGTATCAACTAAAGTAAAATATTTTCTCCAACCCGCCATATTACGTTGCCTCTATCATTTTAAAATTTGAAAAGATCACCACCTAAAGATTTAGTAGCATCGTGAGTACGTCTAGTGTATTCTGCCGTTTCTTTCATGTACCTAATCATTTCCATTGTTTGCTTATTTAACGTCTCTAGCTCTGATTGTAAATTATTAAAGTACTTGATAGGAGATATAATTTCTGGTCCTGCTTCACCTGCGGTTATATTGGTTGCTTTGGAAACTATAGCACCATCAGCAGCTTTCTTTGAGTCACTTCCTAATCGTTCTCCAGCAGTTTTACCAAGAGATCCTACGACCATAGAGCCAAGAATACTGCCAATAATAGCGCCAGGTGCTGCACCAATGCCGAAAAACAATGATCCAATAGATGCACCTAAGGCCGTACCCACCGCGCTGCCAGCTGCTTCGCCCCAGGCTCCACCTTTGGCTTTATTTGCTTCTTCTTTAGATATTGTTCCTTCTTTTTCTTGCTTTTTAATATCGCTAAGATCACTAGCTAGCATTAATCCACTGAGTACAGTACCAATCACACTAGGGCTTTTAAGAAATCTTTTTACGGTTCCTCCTGCACCTCCACCGCCCTTAGGAGGTTTATCGCCCTTACCTGTTTTATCAAGTAAGTCACCTAATCCGCCACTAGCAGCATCTTTTGCAGCTTCTGCTGTTTTAGCAGCAGTAAAATTGTTAATAGCAAGCACAGCAGCACCCAATGCAATAACAAATCCCCCAAAGCCAAATGTAATAATGTCAAACCCTTTTACAACTTTGGTAATAATTGTGGCTAGTGCATTAACTACCGGAGTTAATACTTGTACAATTGGTGCAATTAATTTCATTATTGCTTGGCCAAACTCTTGAATAGCTTGTTGAGATTTTGCCGCATCTTTTGCTTCAGATTCTTTTCTTTCTGCTGTTTCTTTAGCAGCTTCAGAATATTGTTCTTTAATTGCTTGCTCGCCTGCAATTCTATCTTTTGCAGCCAGTTTAACTGCATCTTCGTTGCCTTTTAGCACACCACTGTACGAGCCCACTGCTCCAGCGAGTCTGCCTAGATCTCTAGCATTAGATTGTCTGCCTTTAATTTCGTTATCTTGAACTTCTTGACTCTTTGCACCGTAGGTACGTCTTAGATCTAGATCTCTTTTTATAGAATCGGCTGTTTGTCCGCTAAGTGCAGTTAATTTTTTACCTGCTTCTCCCTGTACTGCAACACCCATTGCACTGGCTTTGGCAATATCTGCACCGCCTTTTCCATATAATGATGTAGCTCGCTTAACGTTCTGTTCAATTAATTCACGTTCTTCTTTTGATTTGCTTGCAAGGAACAGTTGGAATTCTGCTTCTTCCATTTCTTCTTTTAATTTCTTTTGCTGCTCTTCTCTGCTCTTGCCTGTAATTTGAGCCAGCTGATCTAATTCTTCTAGATACAGTGTAGTACCTTTGGTAAGAGCAGCAGTGTCCTGCATCTCTTGTCTATTACGACCACCTGTCAATGAAATGTAATTTAACATTCCTTGATTAACTTCTTCAGTAGTGTAGCCCAATGCTCTTAAATTATTACCTGCGTCACTGCTTAACAAAGTGTTGCTGGCCTTAACAAACGATTTAGCACCTTGATTAACGGTGCCGCCCATCTTGGCAAACACTTCACCGTTGTTTTTCATCATGCTAGAAAACTGATCTAATGTCATATAAGTGCTGAGAGCAGCTTGACGCAATTGCGTCAAACTACCACCAAAATTAACACCAGATGTACTTACCTGCTGGTACATCTTCATATTTTCGTCTTGAAAATCAGAAACACGTTTTAGTGCTGTGGCAAATACACCCAGTATTCCGGGCATTGCTTCAAACGCACCAAACACATTTCCTAGAGTAGCAGTACCTTTGGTTAAATTATCAACCAACGGAGAAATGCTTCTGTCCAATGTTCGAATCTTATCAGCAGTTTGCCAACCTACTGTGGATAAGTTGCTAAACATTCCCGAAGACTGTTTAGCATTGGTATTCATCTGCTCAACTATCTTAGGATCTAGTCCTGATTTAGTTGCCAGCTCTTTAATAGCTTCTTTTTGTGCTTTGGTAGTTGCAAGAGATGCTTGAAGTATCAGCCGTAGCGTAGCTTCAGTAGCCGCATTATTCAGTACTACTTCTTCGCTGCCTATTGATCCGGTGACTTCTGCCATTGTTTTTTAGTGGTTATCTGCGTAGATAAATATATGGTCTAATCGCATTGTTTATTTATCGGAGATAAAATTATGGTAGCTAACCTAACCAACATACAACCAAACCCGCTTGCTTCTTTCATGAGGCAACCAAAAATCTACATTCGTTTGCCCAGCAATGGACAATTTTGGCCAGCAGGCAGTTTAGAAATGTCTGAAAATGGAGAACTACCCGTGTTTTCCATGACTGCCAAAGACGAACTAATGCTTAAAGTTCCAGATGCTGTAATGAGCGGGCAGGCCGTTGTAGATGTTATCCAACATTGTATTCCAAATATTAAAAATGCATGGATGGTGCCCAGTATCGATTTAGATGTGTTGTTAATTGCAATTCGATTGGCAACCTATGGTGAAAAGATGACAACTCCTATTACGTTTGGAGAAGATATTGAAATGGAATACACAACGGATCTACGTACCATAATGGATTCGTTAATGCAAAACATTACCTGGGAAAGTGCTGTACAGGTAAGTCAAGATCTAACTGTGTATGTTCGTCCTTTGAACTACAAGCAGATCAGTGAAAGTGCTGTAAAAACATTTGAAACTCAAAAGATTTTGCAAATTGCCAACGATGCTGCAATGAGTGAAGCTGACAAAATTGCTGCATTTAAAGAAAGTTTTAGCAAGCTATCAGATGTTACCATTGGTATAGTTGAGAAAAGCATTTACAAAATAGATTCAACTAACGGCGGCACTGAAGATCCAAGGCACATTAAAGAATTTATTGACAATGCCGACAAAGATATTTTTAATATTGTTCAAAATCACATTGAACAATTGCGAGAAATAAATTCTTTAAAACCAATTACTGTTCAAGTTACTGACGAAATGAGGGCAAATGGCATCACTGGTGAAACAATTGACGTTCCATTAGTATTTGATCCTGCAACTTTTTTCGTATAAGGCTTTTGTATCTTGATACTAATGGTATCAATAAGCTCATAAAAGAATACGAGACTGATACAAAAGCCTTAAAAGAAGAACTTTTTAGATTCGCTTGGTATATGAGAGGTGGTCTAAGTTTCTCAGAGGCATTTTTATTATCGCCTGAAGATAGAGAACTGCTTACTAAGATTATTGAAGGTAATTTAGAAATGACCAAAGAAACGCAGATGCCGTTCTTTTAAATTACTAGACCTAGAAAATTACTTTTATAACCAACAGTCAAACTTTCTTTAACTCCTGCGTCAATCGCTGCAATGCTTTGTCTTGCTTGACTACGTTGCGGATCTGGTAAAGATTTGTATGCTTTTTCAACAGCGGCTACTCCCTTTGGACCTACAAGACGACGAGGAGGGGCACTCGGTGCCGCAGTTGCACTTGGTTGTGGAGCAGCCTGTTGGGTAGCATTATGTGCATCTTGTGCCTGTATCTGAGCAATTATTTTAGCATCAGCTGGATTCTTAGGATCTAATTTGTTGCCATTAATTGACATTGTTCCACTGTTAGGCACCGCATTAGCTGCTGGTGCAGTAGGAGGAACAGCGGCTATTGGAGTAGGTGCTACAACTGGTGCGGCGGGCTTTTTATAACCACCTGCTTGTTCTGCATTTCTTTGAGCTACAGCCGCCACTCTATCTCTTTTTTGATTATATACATTTTGCATTCCAGCCCATTGTCCTTGCACGCCACCAACAGCACCTCCAACTGCATCAGCAGCCTTGCTTAGACCTTGACCGATACCTTTAAGAGATATTTCATCTATTTGATTGTTTTCAATTATTAATTCAGTGATACGCATAAAGGGATTTCCTAAGAAGTTGTTTCTTTTATTTATAATGAGCTGACGCTCATTTGCTTCTTCGTAATCGCTTACGCTCTTACTTGAAGCAATTGTTTCAGCGAAGCTTTTTAAATTCATGTAGATTATTTTGGTCAGACGGAACCGTTTTGAGCGGTTCCGCTTTTTGTCTTCATGTGAGTTATCACAGGCCGAGACATTGGAAATAGGTGTTTTTACCGTAATGCTAATGGGCTCTGATCTTTCCCAACCTACATCGACTCGCATAATGCGTCTTAGACCTCGTTCCTAGTGTCTAAGTGTTTATAGCACGGTTTTTCGTATGCTAACATTCATACTATGACAATGCGTTGAGCGTAGGGTTCGTGCTCTTAGACTCGCGACCAATTTTTCAGGCTGGTGGGATATACCCACGGGAGTGCATCATCATGTTACGTGTCTGGTTATTCCCCAGTTTTTCCACAGCGGTATTACAAACTGGCCCGCCAACCTTTGGTGTTAGATTAAATTTTAGATTTTATGTGAGAGCCATGGACACGGACTTGGATATGTCCGTTATAGTAATCGTCGGATTCTAATACTTTGCGGTCGAATTGTTCGCGGGCCTCAATGTAAGATGTTTCTGCTTTGGATTTACAATAGTATAGTATTTCGCGAGAGAAGTTGTCTTTGCCTAGGGTGTTGATATCTGCTGTTAAATTAGGACTGGACCCGTAATATTCCTGCCAGTCGCTGTCGATTTTGCTTCGAATCTTCTTTTTCTTTTTTGTGCCGTTCTTCAACGTGATCGTCTTGTAGGTCGTTTTAGAGAATTTTGCTAATTTTTTGCCAATGTATTGGCGTCCTGAGGTTATATTGGTTATGCAGTAAACATAACCGATACAATCTTCAGGAAGTTCGTTAACTATAGAGCCTTTGTAGGTCCAAGTCATTGATTATTTTGTTGCCTTGGCTTCCTTGCGAGCATTCTTCTCGGCAGTGATTTCGTTACGGCGGGCTTTAACTAACTTGCTTAACTCTGCTAGAGCCTTGCGTGAGCGTGTGCCAGCGGCAGAGTTACCACCTGTAAATTTTGCATCTTCAGCTAAGAATTCTGCAAAGGTTGCTTGTAATTGTGTATTAGTATCATTCATTTTATAGTTCCTTTTGGCTTACGGCCTCGTTTTTTTGGTATAGCGTTAAGCCTTGCTTGTTCTGCTATTGCAGCTTTCTTCTCAGCTCTTCTATTAGCTGTGCTTTCTTTTCCAACTTTTTGCCCCTGTCTTTTTAATTCAGTGGCAATATTTGATATTGCTCTCAGATGTCTCCTACAAGCATTGCCGGTATCTCTACCAACATTCCTAACAAACGAAGCATGGGTATTATGCAAGCCAACTAATTCACTAATCAGTTGACTATACAGTTCCTTATACTTGTTTATCTCTTCATTCGACATAGTCTACATCGTTTGAGTAACTGGTAAAACCGTTTTCTTTAATAACTCTAAGTACATTATTAACTCTGCCCACTAATTCGTCTTTATGCGATATTAAGTATATATTCTTATTTCTCTCTCTGGCCATTTTTTTCAATACAGCCAGTGCAGATTCCACCCCCGCTGTATCCATGCCAGCATCTACAAGCTCATCGATGAACAATAAGTTCATGCTTTGATATAATCCTTCCCAAACATCTCGGAAAGCAAAACTCATAGATAAAATTAATCTGTTTCTCTCACCACGACTTAAATTATCAAAATCTAAATCTTGTCCTAACTGCGTAATCTCAACACTTAGATCATTTTGAAAAATAACACGATGCGGCAAACCCAGTTTATCAATATAGTAGCTCAATCTCTTGTTCAAGTAGCTCAAGTTTTGATCGATAATCTTTTTACGGATAAAACTATCTTTGTTTGTCAGCAGTTTGTGCAAGAATTCCTGATGATCTTTTAGCTTAGTTAGTGAATTAACAGTGCCCCAGTTGATTTCTTGGATCGCAGTCTTTTTCAATTCTTCGATCTGCTCATTATAAGGATTGGCTTCTACAACCTTTGCGTCTAATGATCTTTCTAAACTGGCAAGATTATTTTTATGACCCAACGCTTCTGCTTCTGTATCATAGTAAGTAGAAGGTTTGTGTGGCAACTCACCAACAGCAGCAATTTCTTCTGTTATCTGTTTAAGTTGTGCCCGCATCTTCTGCCAGTATTCATAGGCTTCGTCGTAATGCTGCGTAGCAGTAGCAGTCATTTCTTCGTGCTTGTGGTCGTGAAGTTCTTGCTCGCAAGCATGACACTTTTTATTTCCAAGGCTTTCTAACTCTGTTTTATATTTCTTAAGAGTCTTTTCAGCTTGCCCTACAGCAGATTCCAATGTTGCACGTTGTCTAGTTAGGTCGCGTAGCTTATTATTGTTCTCTGTCCACTGTTGCAATGCAATATGTGCTGATAACTCTGCTTCAATATCAACAGCTTCAAGATTAACAATGGCACGACCTAGATTTTCTAGTTCGCTGTCGTGCTTATTTTCCCATGCTGAACTTTTTAAGTGCAAACTATCGATACTTTTTTGCACATTTTCATTTGCACCGTTAACAGCATCAATTCTAACTGTCTCAATCTGTATAGAATCTTTGCTTTCTTTGATTAATGTTTTAAGTGCTTCTGCTTTTTCACTTAGTAAAGTAATACCCAATAGTTGTTCAATAACTTCACGCTGCTCCGCAGCCTTCATAGATAGGAACGGCTCAGTGTAAGTGTTCAGTGCAACCAAGTGCTTGAACATAGTGTGACTCATTTCCAGCATCTGCTCGATTGCTTTCTGTGTTTCACGGCTATCGCCTTGGCTATCATCCTCTGAATCTTTAGATTTTAACTCCTGATCGTTGACATATAATTTAAGAACATTAGGTTTGCGACCCCGCTCGATACGATAAATGACGCCATTCTTCTCAAACTCAACTGTGACCAACATGGATTTGCCATTGGTCTTGTTAATTAAATTTTCTTTTTTAATATTAGTAAGGGCTTGCCCGTACAATGCATAACTCAATGCATTGATCATTGTAGTTTTGCCGGTACCATTGCGCGATCCTGTGTCGTCACCGCCTAGATCTAAGTTAGATCCCAGTACCAATGTTAGATGTTGCTTGTCAAAATCAACAGCCTGTGTCTGATTTCCCACGCTAAGAAAGTTCTTAACTGTGATTGTCTTGATGTTAAA